ATTTTAGCAACTCTTGATAAACCACTTACAATCGCTACACCTGCAGCTATTTGCGCACGAACTATTGATGTAGGGTCTAATGGTATAATTTGTGATGCGTATGCTTTTTGTGCTGCAAAATATGTTGACACTAACGCTTCCGCAATTTGTATTTTCTTGTTATTTTCAAATGCCTTTTTAGCATTTTGTTCTGATTTATTAGCAAAGACCTCATTCATGTTACTGATTATCCCTAATCCTTGCATGGTCAAATCCTCATAAAATTGTAGATTTTCTTGCTTCTTTCGTGCTATCTCTACTAATTTATTGGCATGGTCTTGTCTAACTTTTAAGTCATAAGCCAATTCATTTTCTCTGCGTTTCTGCGCTTCAAATTCGCCAGTTTCTTCTATCTCCCCTAATTCAATGATTATTTCATCTGCTTCTTTTTGTAATTTTAATCTCTGTTCAGTTAATTGTTTTTGTCTTGCAAATATTTCATCCATTTTTTTTTCAGACTCTTCAGCACCTTTTTTAAATTCTTTTTGCAAATCCTCATTTATTTTCTTGGTAGTTTCCAACCATTCACGTTCTTCTTTTTCTCTTTCTTCACGTTCTTTTTTAGCTTTATCAGCTCTTTCCTTTGACTTTTTAGTAAGAAAATTATCATAATCAATTTGGATGATTTCCTTTTTTGTCATTAATTCTTCCTCTTTAGCCAAATCTTCATCTGATGCCTTTCCTTTATCTTTTACCTGCTGCCTTAATATTTCCAATTCTCTGTCTACTTGGCGCATCTTTAAATCATGTATTTCCTTTTCTTTGCCACCTTGAGCTTGTAATATAGAAATGTAATTCTCTGATGACTTACCCATTTCATCAATTGCCTTTGCTTGTCTTTCAAGTTCAAAATTGCTTAACCCTATTTCATCGGTGAAGTCTTGCACGGATTTTTTTATTTTATTAAACCATGATGCAACCTTTTCAAATAAAGGAATACCCTGCGTAATTCTGCTTATAAAATTACCAAAGAAATCAGTTTGAAGTAGTGCCAGTAAAGTCTGAATTACCACAATGACTCCTAATGGCCCCATTAATTGTGAACGCATAGCTTTAAATGCGTTTTTGACACCCCCAGTTTGGCCAACCAATCCAGCAAATAATGATGACAACTGACCTATGTTATTTGCTACGCCCTGAATACCATAGGGTAAATCTGACATAACACGGCTAAATTCCATTACTGATGCACCTGCTAACCCTGCTGATTGTTCGGCTGATTTAAACCCTTTTTGAACATCTTGACCAACTTGTTTACTTTGCTTTGCTACTTGTTCAGTAGCTGCAACCGTTTCCTTTAATTCGTTGTTAAGATTCTCAACGTTCACAGTTCCCGTTGCCGTATCTACTACGACCTTAAGACTTACTACTTTATCTGCCATGACTTATATTCTGTTAATTCTATAATATACAACCACCTTCACCGTGTTTGTTGTTCCTGACCCTGCATTAACTGATGTACTCAATTCGATAGCTTCACCCATGTCAAGTACTTCCGTTCCTACTGTACCTTTTAAATACGCATCTGCAACCTGACTGAATAGATTAGTAATTGCATTTAGACTGTTGTTACTTGTTGCGGTCTGTACGTTTAATGTTACTGATGTTGTAGTCCACCCCTCGTTATAATCTAATTCATACAATGCCTTGTCAATCTGATAATATTCATTCGATGCACATGGTGGTAATATCTCTATTGGTGAAGTGTTCAATGATGCTGCTTCTGTGCCAGTCAAGGTCAATTCTAATTTAGTCCAAGCAAAGATGTCGTTGATGATAGTTGCACCTTCACGATATTCATAGTAATTTGATGAACCTATGAATGTCACTTTGTCAGCACCTGCAATGTTACCGTTACCCCCAAAATTATTTACATTTGTAAAAACTAAAGCACCACGAATATTATCACCAACACTAACACCGCCACCAGTTGTATTACCGTTTCCGAATGTACTACCACCGTACTTATTGACTTGACTTCCACCACGACCTAATGTATTATCAAATGTTGGGTATGGGCTATCATCAGGGAATAGTTTCTCGCCACCTCTCCATGTTTGTGGTGTTGGTGCAAATGATGGTGATTCTTGCACTTTTAAAAAGATACACTTAGCCGTTTCGCTGCCGTTCACATTATAGTCAGACACTTCCAATAAACGATAGTAAGCATCTTTGATATAATATGACTTGCGAAATGATAGAGTAGTGTATACTGCTTTCAAATCCATGTAACAAGTCACTAACTTGCTATTTCGGTCTGTTATCTCTTTAATGTACTTTGACCAATAAGCATTATAAAGGTTGTTATCTGTATACGACTGTTCGAATAGTTCACCAAATGATGCCTTATAGTATAATACTTGTGGCACTCCATAGGATAAGTCAATAGTAGGTGCGTATGGGTCGTTCAAGTGACCTGCGTATGGATATTGGGTCTTAGATGTTGTAGTGGGTAGTGTTTGATAAATGTACCATGTCTTTGCCGTATTTTTTAACCCACCCCAATATAATATTCTGATATTTGATTGACCCGTTTTAACCACTCCGTTCTGGTCAATAAATGACATATCGGGTATTACTCTATCGTTTCCGCTATTGCCTGATGATGGTGTTGCACTAAATATAGGTTGAATAGTGTAGGTGTCAATCAAAAAGTCATTCAGTATATCAGCGTTCTTCTGTCCGAAAACCTCACCGTATGCTTGTTCATAACGTTCATTCAAGTAGTCCTTATCTGACTTATACTTCATCTCATAACGTTTGCCTTTGAGCATTCCCATTGGTGTTATTTCAAATGGCTTTGAAGTATCTAAATAAGGTGTTAAATCTTCTGAACCCGTAAAGAAATCTTCATACGGTTCTATGATTAGATTTGTCGGATTGTCAGGGTCAATGTCAATGAACAGATTGAACATCTTAAATATGCCCATAATAAAATCACGTTGACTAATGTCAATGGGCAATGATTTATTCATTTGCCATGTGTCACCAACTATTGTATTAGGGTCAACATTTATGGTAAATACAGAACCAACAGAAATTATATAATCAAATCGATTGTTTGTATTCCACTTATTCCAAATATAATAAGTTTCTGCACCCATTACCGCAAGAAACACTTGATCTGTTGATTTAAGGTAGTGTTCGTTCGTTTCAAATTGGAAGGAATGCGGTGCGCTATTTGTTCCGACTGTAACTAAACCAACTGAATACCCATCCCATTCTGTCATAATAGTTTCAAGAACGGTGTATGTTCCATCATACTTAACAACTGCAACCTTAAAGCGTGTATTCGTGTTGTTTGGTGTGTCATTAATTAAGATTGATGATACTGTTTTATCCAGCTCAACAGTCATTGACCCCCTAAAAATATACCGACCTTCGTTTGCAACATTCCAAACTCCCGTAGTAGTGTTGTAATCTGTGCCTATTGTGTTGAAGTTGTTGCCACTACTATCATCGTTGTAAATCAATTTTGGATAGCTACTAACATTATTTTGATTTGTTGGTAAACTGCCAGTCATTGTCGTTGTAGCCCGTGACAAATAGAATATTCTGTCGGCTATCTCTGATTCGCTTAGTTTAGGTTTAGTTCCCGAAAATGGAATGATAAGCCGTTTGAATAAATCAGATGTAAGGAATGATGATGTATAACTAAAACCCGATGCGTTGAATATTTTATCCCAATACTCTTTAGCGAAAATGGCAGGGTAGAATTGTGATGCGTTCCATAGGTCGTATGTCGGTGATTCGCCATAATCAATCATCGGATATACATAACCACTTCCTAAAGTAGGTGTCCATGAATTAACTATATTAGTCTGATTCCAAACGTGGTCGTATTCGCTAAAATCTAATTCAGCCAACTTTTTATTTGCGACAACATTAAACAGATTTAACACGCTACCATAAATTGTAAGTGTGTAACTGATTTGATTGAAGTCATCTATCTTGATGCCAGTCAACTGCGCATATCCATCTATTAAAGTTCTACTGTAATAATCAATCCTTGCAGATGCTTTTAAGTTTGGATTAAAGTCAGGGTTGAAGTTATTTTGTGATGTGTTCTGAATGTCGATGTTTACATTGAACAAATACCCAAATAAAATATTGACCTCTGATGTTCCTGCTACTTCAATCGTTTTTGAATAGTCAGACCAAAGTTGTGATGGATTGTCTATGTCGTAACTCTTTTTGGTTAGCTTGGGTGCAACATCTTCTGAAAACTGAATGAGTTGATTATTGATGTATAAACCTACCATGCTTGTAATGTATTATTCATATCAACTTCAAATGTCACTTGTAAATTTAACTGCTTATCAATCCGACCTATCTTACCTTCATAGTCTGATTCAAGTATGTTTACTGCTCTCCATACACCACCATCGTTCCATAGCACGTTAGGTGAGTGTATTAAGTCTTCTATGCCGTTGTAATCGGTTGCCGACATACTACCTTCGCTGATTGTAAAGCGTTCTGTTACACCAGTATGGAATTGTTTCTTGCGCCTTGCATACGCATCATTCACGATTGATGTGCCTGATATTCTTCGTGTGATGTCGTTCTTTAGAAATTGTTTTTCTGATGTGCTGAATCGTTTATACTTACCCGTAAAGATATGGCTATCCCAACCACCTTCACGATTGAGCCACATCAATTCATAAGTTGAACCCCATTTCGGTAATGTGCAGTTATCAATCTCAAATATAAATTCCTCACTCAACACATAGTTAGTCGGAACATAAAAGTAAACACTCATGTACTTGGCATCCAATACCTCTTGAGCAGTAAATGAATAGTCTGATACCAATGCACTCGGTTTAATTCTAAAGTCAACACGATGTGGGTTGTTTGCCAATGCTGAACTTGTTAGAGTTTTATAATCTATTAGGGTGTAACTGCTATCCCATAAGCCTACACAAATCGAACCTGATGCGCTATCATCTGTGATGCCACATACATACACACTCTGACTGCTTCTAATCTTTCTGAATGGTGATGATGCGGTTATCTGTTGGAAGTCACCTACTGCATCAAATATATTGCGAGTTAGGTAGTTTTCGTAATTGGTTAAAAACTTCTTATTCTGACCTGCTAAAAATATGTAATCTCGCCAGTCATTGGATGCCCATTCTTTGTATCTAAAATCACCTTGAAAAGTGCTGAATGCCGTACCACTCGCAGCCGTTCCCGTTAACGCAGGTGTAGTGCCGTAGTATTCTTGAAAGACGCAATTCCATTCTTTGAGTTGGGTAATGGTTGATGCCGTACCCGATGTTAAGAAATACGGATACGCTTCATAGTTCTTATTGCGCACAATATCACCGATGTCAATGATACATTTTGTTGTGCCATATTCAACGGGTTTCTTGATAGTAGCTATTACACTTCCATCATACACGACTTTACAATTTAGCTTAAAGTTAGTCTGTGCAGTTTGTGTTGAATCGACCAAGTATTCAATGCTATTCTGTGCAGGTTGAATCTTGAATGCACTTGGTTGTTGGTTTATAGTTAATGCCATACAACCCAAAATATAATTTGATTGTACTGTGTTTTTACTTGGGCTGATTGGTAAATACTATGTCCCATTTTTTAACGATGTCTTTACCAAATGTGTCACCCATTAATGCAATCAGTTCTTGTTCCCATTTTGCATTAATGACATTAGAATAAAATGGCACACCCTCAATTCCATTCAGTTTTATCTTACGACCTATCGCATAAGCTAAACCGTTCAATGCCTTGTCGTAGTTCTTAGGTCGTGTTCTTTTACCGCTTGAATCTCTCGGCACTATTCCCCTATTAATCATAAATTGACGCATTGCTGCAAGTGGTGGTGGTGATACCTTACGAAATGAATACGGACTATTCCTACTATTCTGCAAACCATTGACACCCTTATCAATGAAATCATAGTAGTACGGCATATAGATGCGTATTGTTATTTCTCTTTCATTCTGCACAACCTCATAGACTGGTGGACTACTTCCAACAGATTGAGCGGTATTGCCTGATGCGTAACGATTGCGACCTTTACTGTCCACCATTGATGCCATATTATTGGCAATGTTGTCAATAGATAACTGAATGAAATTTTGAATGCCAGTTAAATCACTCATAGCGTTTTATTTTACTTTGTCTTTTATCGTACTCATCTCGTGCTATTATGTACGTCATAACATTCAATGCTCGGTATGTTGTCATTGCTTCCACTTCATGCCACTTAAGCGGTTCGTTATTCGCAATTTTATCAATCCAAAGAATCCACCCATAGGATTTGATGAATGTATCTTCATTTCCCTCTCCATCTTTCGTATCTTCTTGTTTAAAGATTGCAGGATGAGTGGTTGTAAGCGTTCCCAATAGTCGAAAAAAAAAGCAGACAAGCCCATTGCAAGTGGCACATTCATCTTATCTCTTATTACTTTTGCTGATGCTTCTAATGTCATGCCACTCTGCCATAACTTAGCAATGATTAAATCTATTCGTTCTGGTGTAGTCTTAATGATTTCCATTAAGTCAACGAAGTCACCATAGGGCAAAGTCTTAAAATCTAAGTTAAATGGTTTGCCTTCAAATGTAGTAGTCATGATTGTGCGTGGTGGGTACATCAAGAAGTCATATTTGCTTTGAATCTTGCCGTACTTGTTCAATGGCATACTAATCAAATCATCTACATCGTGACCGCTTAACACGCTAATCTTCGCTGCTGCTTGATAGTAGTCATTGTCATAATCTTTGGCTGCTTCTTCCATTTGTAGCCATTGCCCTAATGTAATCTCATCGTATGTCATAATGTCCTGAACGTTTATTGGTTAAATGGGTGTAAATGTATCTCATTGCATCAATAGCGTGGTTGTTATGTTCAATCGGTTTTGTCTTACCTTCCATCCATACATAACCCCTCACCTCTTTGATTATATTAGTGCTGCTTGATGTGATGTAGAACTTATCCATCTGTTGTATTGACTGAATGCCAAAGTTAACACTATCCTTACCTTTGTCGCATGGCATTGCTCTAACACCCAATCGTTTTAATTCTGCAATACTTTTCGGCTCGGCACTATCACAAACGCAATGGGTGTTTAATGGTTTAACAGATTGTGCCACATCACTATTGAGCATCTCTGTCTTGTATTCTACTTCATGGAAGATGTAAGTTCCATTGTGGTAATAAGTAGCTATGATGGCAGTCGGGTCGTTGCTATACCCAAAGTCAATACCGATGCCCTTTAATGTTGCATCACTTGGCACGTTGTCAATCTGATGCCAGTTAGTGAAGATTGTACCTTGCACATGACCAACCTCACCTAATCCGTATACCTTCCACCAATTAGCCCAATAGTCCGAAGTGTCTGCCTTCTCTTTTGCCTTTTCTATTTCTTTGACAATAGATTGGTCAAGTGCTTCATTGTCTTTATAAGTTAACACAACTAATTCACTATCCTCATCACCTATCAATTCAGTATCAACCCAAAATGTGCTAACTGGGTTGTAGTCTAACCAAATATCACCGTTGGTTCTGATAGCTAACTGATGATAGGATTCAAAGTTAACGTTATTGCACTCGTTGATGTATAGAATGTTCCTTCTCGCACCTCTTAGTTTCTGTTCTTGGTCAGCACTAAAGAACTCAATGTATGACCGATTTGTAAAGTAGTAGGTTAGTAGTGACTTGTTCCAATGGTCAGGATTAAACCTACCAGTCCATTGCATAATTTTTAAGAAGTCTTTAATCGCACCTCTTCTAAGATGTGGTATTGATTCAGACACAATACTTATTTCTGTGTTTTGGTGTCGTGCTGCGTAATCAATTAAAATCGGAATGATTCCGAATGTCTTACCTGCACTTGTTCCACCACGAATAATCTTAACCCGTTTAGATAACTTTCTTAGCTTCTTTATTGCGGTGGTGTATTTAAACATTACTCTTTGTCATCGTGAAAAAGTGGTTGCTCTACCACCGTGTGTTCAATATCTAATTTATCCCCGTACTTTTTAGGCTTTAACTTTGATGCTATCCATTTACGGGTTTCAACTCTTAGTCTATCACGTTGAATAACATTTGCGCCAGTAAATGGTGTGTGGTCTTCTTCGGTGTGTTCTGATATATCTATCATTTGTTCTACCAAAAAGTCGGCTTGTTCTTCTTTTGCGCGTGTGTATTGGTTAAGAAACTCTTTGTTATCATTCATCCATTTTAAAATAGTTGGAACTGATACCCCAACCTCTTTTGAAATAGTTAACAATGATTTATGTGATGTAGAAATAATAGAACAAATCTGATTTGCTATTTCTTCACTGTATTTTGTTGGTCTTCCTACTTTCATATTTTTTGTATTACAACTTCAATTTGATATTCACCATCTCCATGCTCATTTGATTTGTCCATGTTGGTGCAAGTGTTAATGGTTTGAGCATATTTAATTCTGTATTCATGCTTGTCAAGTGCATAGGCAATCATTCCTAATAACGAGAATGTACAAGGTGGT